CGTAAAAGTGTTGTGCAACTTGATCAGCGTTCATAGCCGTGAACAGTGATTTGTGATAACCCTTAGCATCTTGCATCTCCCCCTTTTCATTCAAGAACTTCTTGATAAAGTTGTTGATGTCGCCTTGGGTCTCTTTAACCTTGCTAGCGTCTTTAACTTTAAAGCGGTACTTTTTATCCCCAACAGAATAATCGAAACCTTCGAATTTATCAGAGAATACTTTCTCGCTTTCACGTTTAAAACGCATAGCTTGTTGTTCAGCAACCTTAGCAGCTTCCGCACTTTCTTTATTATAGCGATTAAAAAACTCAATCGCTTTTTGCTGTTCCGGGTTCAGTTTAGAACCCATTTTAATTTCTTCGTAATATTTAGACTTAAGACTGTCTAGATGGTTTTTAGCATTTGCCAATGCTTGCTTGCGCTCTACCTTCTTGCGTCGTACTTCACGCTCGTCATCTAAGTCTTCATCATATGAAAACTTGTCTTCAAGCATAAAGTCAATATCTTCTTTATCTAAATGTGGATTTGTGCTCTGGTAGTATTCACGAAGTAATTGTTCTTCGCTTAACGATGCATAATCCGTATTAAGGCGAACGTAGTCTTCCAGCGTTCCGCCCGTTTCATTCATAAAGTCTACAACCTTTTGAATGTTTTCTGGCAATTCAATACCAGTTTCTTTTTGTTCAGCTATTGCCTCTTCAATTTGTTCATCGAGCTGATAAGCAGCTGTCTCGACTTCTTCGTCAGTAATCTCCTGTAATACAGGTTCTTCTACTTCTTCTTGTGCTGGCTGCACATCATCAGAGGGCTGTTCATCTTGAACGGGCTCTTCTTCTCTGGTAGGTTCTGTAACTGTTTCTTCGATGTCTTGCTCTGGTATTTCTTCGCTAACTTCGGATTCGTCGCGTACAGGAACCTCATCTGCGCTTTGCTCTTGAATGGCATTTTTGCTAAAGTCTACTTTAATTGTACCATCGTCATCGACGCTAGTAGCAGGTTTAAATTCTTCGCTCATGATAAGATATTATATAATTATATGTATTTATTATTACTTAGGTTCAAACGTACCTAAACCAAATCCACCGCCAAGTATATCATTTCCAGCGGATTCGAAGTTTTTTGGACCTGATTGGCTCTGTCTTTGCTCAATCAATTCACTTTGTTGGGTAGCTTGAAGCTTAGTTCTTTGGTCTTTACGGTCTTCTTTTTGTGCTTCTTTTTGCTTCTGTCCCTCTACCTCAACGCCTTTAAGCTGCATGTTGTATTGGAATTCCAAAGCCATAAGCTCTTTCTTAGCTGCAACTTCTTGCTGCATTTTTTGTTGCTCAAACTGAGCTTTCATCTGCTCTAGCTGTGCTTTAGTTTGGAATAACGCTTGGTCTTTCTGTACTTCAGCCTGTGCTGCAACCTGTTGCGCTTGAGCATTTGCTTGTGATTGTGCTTGAATATTTTGCTGCTGCATAATTTGGTCGCGCTCAAGTTTTTTCTTGCGGCGTAACTTTAATAATTGATTAGCTAGCTTAATATTTCTTACTTCACGAATATCTATAGCATCCTCAAGGTCAATAAGACCTGCTGACAATGCTGTTTGAATATTGTTTTCTAATAATCCTTTTTCTTCGTCGTCAGGCGTAAGCTCTAAGAAGATACCAAAGTCATAAATATGTAAATCCTTAAGTTCTTCTAGCGTAGCTACATTAAAACCGCCAATTTTTTGGATTAGTGCATCGCGTGAATCGCTGAACTCTAATACATCGGAAATACGAAGTGATAATGCTTCTGCTGTTTTAGCAGTTAAGAACAATCCTGCATCTAAAATGTGGCGTGTAGCTGTATTTGAATTAGCGGCAGCAATTTTCTGTACACCAACTAATGCTCTTGAATCCGGCATAGAACCATCACGGGCTTCATTAAGACCCGTAACGTCACGAATCATCTGCAAGTAATAGTTATATGTCTGAATAAGAGTTTGCAGCTTCTGACCGCCCGCACCAGTCTGTAACGGCTGAATAGGCACTTTACCAGGGTTCATATCGCCCTCTTGTGTAAATGAACGGCCAATAACAGAACCCGTTTGGAAGAACATGTTAAGCGCCTCTTGCGGGTTGTAGCTTGTACCGTTACCTAAATCAATTTCAGCAAGACCATCAGCATCTAAGTATACACCATCAGGCATCATTTTAGATAATACCTGTTGCATTTTAAGGTGCGTTAACTGAATCATATCTGCAAAGCCGGTACAACGACTTACAATTGATTCAATCTTTCCTTTATACATACGTGGCGCAACAATACTATAGTTCATTTCAACCTTAGTATAATCGCTTTTTGGGCGTAACATATTTTTTGCTACTTCCCACTTAAGCAATTTGTCAGTACCTAATACAAGTGCACCTTCGTATAATACCTCAATAGAGTGAGATAACTTACCAAATTCTTCTGAATCTGCTGGTGGATTGTATTGGTCGTCACGAGGAATTGCTTTTTCAGCACCTGTAGCCGTCTTTTTCGTTTTATACACTTCATTCATGTATGTTTTGTAGTTGAAGTACAAAACCTGAATGGTGTTAGAATCTCTAGCGTCGTGGTTCATCGATGTTTGTGTCAAATGACCACCGTAGCTTTTAGAGTTTCTTTGCTGTATTTTTTCTAGCTCATCATTAGTAAGCCCAGGGAACTGCTTTTTAAGCTCATTAATAGGTACCCATTTAACTTCACCTACATAATAGATATCATCAAAATAAGGTGAATCCGTATGCGAATAAACTAAGTTAGCTGGGTCTACATAATCAATCTTAATACCTTCAGTTGTATTAAAAGTATTTTTAACAGCACCAATACCAAGTGTGGTTATATCCTGATAAACACGCTTTTTAATTAAGTCGTAATTATTGCCTTCAAGAATTGTATTGATTGCAGTTTCTTCTGCTATTTCAATGCCTTGCTTGTAATTAAGCTGCATGTGCAATTCTAATTCCTCTTTTGATTCGGGTAATGATGCAGGATCGTTTTCATAAAGATTAATGCCAAATGCTTGTTGGGCATAATCATTAAGATTTTTTGTCTGCATATCACGAATAATTGAATCCATATATGCAGTACGTTTCGCTACACCATATGGATCCTGAGAATATGCTTTTACATCAAAAGCTCTGTCTGCAATACCGTTTACAACGATGTCAACGAATTTAGATAGTATTGGTACAGGCTTCCAATCCAAATTTAGATAAGATAAATCACCGTTGATAGATAATTCATCTTTGTATTTTTGAATACTCTGTTCACCTCTAGCATATAGCCTTAAATTGTGAAAAGTGCTTTGGTTGCTTAAATAGCGCACAGAGCCTGAGTTGCTCGAAAACCACTCTTGCTCTATAGCTCGTCCAACCTTTAACCCGTAGTCATACGACATTTTTTCACTGTCGGATGCTACCTGGCTAGGGAAGAAACTATTTACAACTGAATTAGCCATACTGTTATTTTATTATTTTTGAAGTGAACCCATTTTGATTGTATCTCGCAATCTTAAGGTTTAGTTTTGTTTTTTGTCGTTCTCCGATTGGTCGGTATAACTCTTTATGACAAGCCATAATAGCAAGACCAGAACTAATAGAAGCATCATATTTTGTTCGGTTATTCATGTCAAACTTAGACCAATCATTCAATGTGTTATTGAAGTACATCGTACCGTACTCGCCCTCAGCTATTTGACCTACATGCTGATCAATATACATTTCAATTGCAGCGGCATGTGCTTGCTTCATATCCATGCTGGAGTTAGGTATACCACCTATTTCCTTTTCAGTTACGGAAAGCTTATTCCATAATCTGTCAGGTCGGTTCATTGAATAACCCCGATACCCTCTTCTTTTAAAATGGTATAATAGCCTCGGTTTGTTATTCTCGGCAAGTATTGGCATTCCATAAAAGACGCAAGCCATAAGCACGTCTTCAAAGAATATCTCAGCAGTTTGAGGCCTAGCAATGTATTCTAAAAAAAATGTACTAGGTGGTGCATCTTCCATTGTGAACTTGGTAAGTCCGTGTAGCGCACCTTTAGAGCCTCTGCCGTCTGTCGTACCTGAAATATCGTAACTATCACATCCAAAAGCACCAATGTGCTCATTGCCTGGATACTTAATACCGTTCTTTATAATCTGCTTGTTCTGCAGATTTTCGCTTGGTATCCAAGATACTTTAAACCTACCTTGTGGGTTAGGCATGAATACCACTTTAGTATCTTTAACCCCGTTGACCCACTGAAAACTACCGGTGGTCACAATATTACTATTACGCAGATCTTCGTTATAATCAATCTGTTCGTAAATTTTAGTTAAGTTAAAAATACTGTTTTTACTTTCATCACGGAATGCGTGTTCCGTTGTTCTAGGAAACTGACGATAAAATTCGTTCAAAGCATCCTGGTCGTTTTTAAGACCTTCAACTTCATTTTCCCAGTAATCTATAACCCCAACTTCTATAACATCCCCATGTGGGTCGTAAACAGCCTCTGTGGGCGTATTAAAGACCGGAATACCATACTCATCTATAAAACCTTCATAATTCCACTCCATTGGAATAAAAAGACTGTATAAACCAGATTTGGTTTGTCCATTGTTGTTTCTTTTGGTTACGTCGGAATCTTCATAAAGTTTTTTGAAGTTCGAACCACCTTTGTCAAGTGCATTTGAGGTACTACCCATCATACACTTTCCAATAATTCTAGAACCAAGACGCAAACAAGTTTTTGTTACACGCCAGTTATTTAAAATATTGTCCGGTTTTTCCCACTTACCGCTTTCATCATGGACAAGCAGCCTAAGCTTTTCACCATCGTAAGAGTTATCGCCTGTGTTTTTCCAGTCGATCGTTGTATCAAGACCTTCGAGTTGTTCCCGTTGTTCATTACTTTGTATGTTCTTACGCGTTAGCTTCGACGCCGGAACACGATATGCAAGTTCGGTTTTCGGTCTATCCATACCATCT